AACGCACCCAGTCGTTGTTGTTCTTAGCAAATGTAGAAGCCGATGTTTTAACTTGGATCTTGTAAGAAATGCTATTGAGGGTGGTTAGGTAATCGTAGCGGGATTGGGGAGGACATTCAAATAACTCGTCAAAGTATCTGGCGAGGTAGCTGGCGGTCAGGTATTCCCCTGCACGGCCAACTTGGTTCTGGTTCATTTTTGTATTTGTTCAGATACTAAAGGTACTGCTGGTTGTACAGCTATCGCACTAACTGGTACGTCTGGTAATTCTGGTAATGAAGCTAAAAATTTTCTCATAAATTCTTCTTTCTTTTGTTTACCACCTTTCATAGCTTCGTTAAGTAAATTTTTGTTAAATGGTCTTGCTAAGAAACTATTTAATAGCCTTAATAAACCAAACCCTGCTAATGCTCCAGCGCCACCACCAGCTTGTATTCCAGTTGTTCCAATGATGGCTGATGGCCCTAATGCTTGGGAAGCCCTTAATAAACCAGACCTTGCAACAAATGTATTTACATCTGGTAAGGCTTCTGGGAAATCTTTAAGAATATCCATAAATTTATATAAATCATCTGCTGAAACGGATTTAATTTCTAATTTTCCAGTTTCTACATTTCTTATTGCTGATTTGTAGTCTTTTAATAATTCTTTAGTAGCTTCAAATTTTTTACCCCTTAAATTATTGAAACCAAGCTCATTGTAAAGTTTACTGAACTCTTTTTTATCTCCTTTTAAATATTTTGTAAAAACATCATCTAAATAATTTGCAGCTAGAATATTTACCCTATCTGTACCAATTAAATTTTTTAAATCTTTGACAGCTTCTGGTGATTTAACATCACCAAAAGTTTTGGCATATAAATCTTCTAATCTTTGTGATGGTGGTCTGCCAATGCCTGGTCTTAATGCTCCTCTACCTAATGCTTTCTGAAATTCTTTACCAGTTTTACCCTCAACAACAGCCATATATTCTTTAAATAATCTATCGCCAGCAGACATTAAACGACCAGCTTCATCTTGTGGATTTCTTATCTCTCTTTTTAATTGATCTTGTATTTTTGTAATTGCCCTAAAAGCAGTATTATTTGGTATTTCTCCTCTGGCTGGATCGTATTTTTTAGACAAAGAACTTAAGCGTTCATCTATTAATTTAACATCATTAAAATTAATTTTTTTAGCAACATTTTTTTCAATGTCACCAACAAAATTTAATAAGTCTTGTGGTATATCAGCAAGCTCACTTCTTGGTATAGCAGCTCTTGAAGTTAAAGCTAAATTCCTCAAATCAAAATAATCTCCTTTAGCTTGATTTAATTGTTCGGCTCTTTTGTAAACAGATTTATAGGTGTTTCTCCATTTATTAAATGATTCTAAACCAAATTCCTGTATTAGTTTTGATCGTTCTGTTTCTGTTAATGGTTTTAATTTAGCGGTAGGTGCAATTCTGGCATTTAAAGCATTATCTACTCTTTGGAAAGTTTCTAATAATTGTTTTTGTCCAGGTGCGCCAGCTATAGGCATACGGCTTGATAAATTATATATTCCACGAACAAAGGGTGAAGAACTTGCTTGGCCAAGAGATAGTGGAACACCCTCTTTTGCTAATTCTTTGGCTTGTTGTGCAGCTTCATCAGTTAAACCCAAACTTCTTTCTAAAAAACCAATTTGGGTTTGAGCATCTGGTGCTTGTTTTTTTAATGCTTCTTTAGCTGAAGTAAAACGATCAACAATTTTAGTTACTGCTGGTTTTAATGCTTTACCAGCCACAGGAACGGCTGCTGTTAATGCTGTGTCCACCACTGCAGTTGTAGCTGCATCTTGTAGTCTTTCTTCAGCACTTGGTGCTGGCATATCTGGAGCTAATAAATCTCCTAAAAAGTCTGCTGCTAATGAACCACTACCAGCGCCTAATCCAGCTCCTGCTGCTGCACCAAAAGGTCCACCAACAAAGAAACCGCCTACAGCACCAGCCGTACCACCCAATATTTCTAAAAATGGTTCGGCAAAGCCTGGTAATCTTCCTGGGTAATCTTTTGGATCTATTAAGCCAAGCTCAATACCAGCTTGTCTTGTTTTAGCATAATAGGTCTTGGAATCTATTTCTCCTTGTTGCAAAAGTCTATAACCATCAGATTTTATTTGATTAAATATCTGTTGTTTATTTTCTTCTTTTTTTAGATCCTCAAATGTTTGTGCCATTTTTAACCCTTGTATAAATAATCATATTTGCCTTCAGAAACAAAATTTACGGGTTCTAAAACATCTTGACTTGTTTTGCCTTTTAAAGATAGGGTGGCTGCTTCTAATTTTCTTTTTAACTCTTCTGATTTAAACAATTCATCTCTATATTTTTCTTTATTTGCGTCGGATAAAAGATCAGATTTTAAACCATTCTCTAAACTTTTTATTCTACTTTCTGTTCTTTGCAAAACATTCATATATTTTTCATAAGCGTCTTTTTCAGAAGTTCCACTACTTGTTGGTAGAATCTTTCTAATTTCTTCATAAATTAACATATTAGGACGACCAGTAAAATCTGCTGCTAAATTAGCTAATATTTCTAAATTCAAATTATCTCTTGCTCTTATAGCTGCTCCCGTTTCTCCAGCTACATCTTCTCCAGCCATAAGTCTTGTTGCTTGATTTATGGTTTCTTGTACAGCATCTATTGGTCCAAACGCTTCTGAAAGATTGGAATAAGCATCTTGAAAATTTGTTTCTTGTGCAACTGTTTCAACCTCTTGTTTGACATTTTGAATGATTTTATCTGATGTTGTTTCATCTGCTCTTAATTTTTTTATATCATCTACATTTATGCCAGCAGCTAATAAAGTTGCATCTTCTCTTGAAAGCCCAGCTCTCATATATTCGTTTTGTAAAGCAATTTTATTTTGCTCAGCTTTTTGTGCTTCTAATTGATTTATATATCCAGTTTGTAATCCTTTTTCACCAAACAATTCATACATTTTGGCTAATTGTGGATTTGTTTGTGCAAGTTGTTCTAATCTTTTTTGTCTTTCTTTTTCTTGCTCTTTTAATGTTCTTTGCTCTATCACACCTCTAGCTTGAAATACAGCTTGAGCTGGATCTTGACCACGCAAGGCACTACCTAAACCTAATAAAGCAACTCCTGCTTCTGGTGATAATTTACCTAATGACATTAAAACAATCCTCCTGGTCTAAAACCACCACCTGCTGGTGCAGCGCTACTACCACCAAAAAGTCCTGCTATTCCTGAAAAAGGATTAATGCCACCGAGCGCTAATGAACCAAGCAATGAAGCTGCGCCACCAAGTATATCAGCGCTACCAGCAGTACCTCTTGATACTTGTCCTTGCATAGCTGGAATACCGCTAATAGCTTGCGATAGTAAACCAAACTGTTGGTATGGATATTGTAAAGCACGCTCGAACTCTCCTCTTGCTGCGCCTAGAGCTTGTTGCTGTAATGCTCTTTGTTGTGCGCCTGTACCTAGTAAACCTTGTAATGCTTGCTGTTGTGCAAGTTCTTGCTGTCCTAACAAACCAGCTTGGAATTGTTGTTGCTGTTGTTGCATGCGGGCTTGTTCTAACGCACGTCTTGCGCCAATGTCCATGCCTGCTAAACCAAACTGTTGTTGTAGTCTGGCTTGTTCTAATGCTCTTTGCTGTGCTTGTTCTGCACCTAACATACCAGCCTGTTGTTGCAGTTGTGCTTGTTGCAACGCACGCTGTTGTGCTTGCTCTGCGCCCAATAAACCTGCTTGTTGCTGAAGTTGAGCCTGTTGTAAAGCTCTTTGTTGCTGTAATTCTGTACCAGTAAGTCCAGCTTGTTGTTCTAATTGTGCTTGCTGTAAGGCTCTTTGTCTTTCTGCTTCAAATCCTGCAAGCCCTGCTTGTTGTTGTAATTGAGCTTGTTGTCTAGCAATATCGGCTTCTAAACCAATACCAAATTGTTGTGCTGCTAATTGTCTTTGTATGTCGGCTTCGGCAGCTCTTTGTGCTTGTTCGAAACCAGCTTGTCTTAATTGTGCTGCGGTTCTAGCTGCTTGTTCGGCAAATGGTCGAGCAGCTTCTGCTTCTAAGATCGCACCTCTTGAACCACCAAATGCACCTGCACGAATGGCTTGTTCTTGCGCTCTTTGTTGAGCAATGTCTTGTTGTCTTTGTATATCACCAAGAGCAACATCAACTACTTGTTGTTCAAATGGTGAACGATAAGCACCAATGTCGGCTTGTAATAATGATGGTACTTGCAATTGTCTTGGTGCGCCTATTTGTGCTGCTTGTGGTCCTCTAATTCTTTCTATTTGTGCAACACCTGGACCACCAACTTGCCCTATTTGAGCAAAGCCTGGTTGTGCTACTGGACCGATCTGGGCTGATACTGGTTGTGGCACGGTGCTAATTTGTGCAGCTTGACCACCAACTTGTGCTATTTGTGGTGTTGGTGCTTGCATTAATTGTTGTCTTTGAGCAAATGGATCAAATGCTTGCGCTCTGCCAAATTGTTGTCTTGTAGCTTCAAATGCTCTTAATTCGTCTGGTGAAAAACCAGCTACTTGTGGTCCTGTATAAGGTATAAATGGTTGTTGAGCCAAAGTTCTGGCTTGTTGATAGATGTCTTGATATTGTTGTTGTTGAAACGATGGTACTGTAGTTTCTACTGTTTGCTTGCCTTTACTCATAAGTCTTTTCTAATTAAATATTCTGGCTCAAAACCTAATCCTTTTAGCTTTCTCAACCAACCTTTACGACCACCGCCATAAAGTCTTTTTACTTGCGCTCTACGAGCGAAATCTTCTATATATGGTAACATTTCTGCGAGTTCTTCGTACTTGCCACCACAGAACAATAAGTTCAAAGCTCTGTATTGTGGGAACACAACAAACTCTGTAATCATGGCTGATTTCTTACCAGGCCATAAATGAAATATTCCTTGTCTTATTTTATCCTCTATGTCGTCTATTGTATAGCCGTCTTGGTGTTTTACGGCTTTCTCAATCCAAGGTTTACAACGTTCCCATTGTATTTCCCATTCTTGTTGTGCTTGGGATTGTCTGTCTAATTTTTTAATCGCCTTTTGCATATTCGACAACGCTTGCTGTAACGTTAATATTAGCGTGATTGACTTGTATTTTTAATATTTCACCTTCAGTTAAAATTAAACTTCTGCTTAACATTTCTTGCGTTTCATAAGCAGTAATGTTGTGGTTTTTAAAAAGATAATGATTGGTTGCACCAGAGGTTATCACAATATCTACATTGGTTTGCTGGTTGCCATCGTCACCCACCAATAAAGATTCCACTATGGCAAAATCAAAATCACCACCAGAAGGTGCTGTATATATGGTTTCCAATGATGCTGTCCCAGATACATCTAATTTGGCATTAACAGCTCTTTGTATGTATTGTCTTTGCGATGATAGATCCATTATCTGCGTCCTCTCGCACGAGCGTCCACCCGTATTTGTCCGACTTGGAAATCTTGCGTAGTTGAACCTGTAACTTTCATCTTAACCTGACGTGCGTTAAAGCGTGCGTCGGTATAACCATCGTTCTCAAAAGTGAATGAACCAAAGTCTGTTTCAGATCCTAGTGGGGTAAATTTACCAGTAAATGAAATGGTAACGCCTGGCAACACGTTGGCTTCTTCATCGGGTATGATTTGATTGACTTGAGCAACTCTGTCGCCTTGTCCGATTTCTATTGGTCCAGACTGACAGAAGGGTGCTGTACCATTTAAGTTGGGTGACTTAGCTAATGTATTGTTTTCGTGTTCGTAAATAAAACCAGAAGAATCACCAGAGATAGGAAAATCAAATACGCCTTGGTCGATCCAACAACCACGATCTAGTTCACCGATTGACCAAACGTTTTGGGCGTAGTTCCATATCACATATTTATTTGGTGTGTATTGTCCTTCACCAGATGGGAAACCCCACCATATTTCATTGAAGTTTGAATTGTGTCCACCCCAGCTTGCAGCTCTACCTTGTAGATTAAGATTATCAAAAACGTAATCATGCACATCGCATTGGATTTCTCTAACTTGACCATCGTAAATAAAGAATGAGTTTTCTCCCATCCATGCCAAGAAATTACCAGTTGGCACAATTACTCTACGACCAACGGCTTTACAGTTTGTCCCAGCATCAGCAATGGAATAAACAAATGGACTACCAGCGTAATACATACGACTGATACCTGTATCACTAAAGACAATAACATCTGTACCAAACTTAACGGCATACAAAGCACGTCCGCCCGTTGGTATTTGTAAATCACCAGCAGTATTACGAGCTAGTGGTGTCCAGTTGGTACGATCTTCTCTGGTAGACCAAGCAACCTTTCTTGGATCGTCACTAGAACCAATGGTTACTAAATGTCTTTCGTTGGTAACTAAAATGGCTTGGTTGCCTGTGGGTGCGTTGGTTACGGCAGTAGCAACAGTATCTGGTGTGCCACCTGCTGAATCGGGCGACCATTTGTAAACCTTACCATCGCCAGAAAAACAAAAGACTAAATCCTCTCCCCAGTTATCAAAAGAAAAATGTCCTGTATCAAGCGGTAAGCCAGATTGCGAACGTGCATCACCATAATCTTCTACCCCCCATTGGTACGCACCATAGCCTAAAGGATCGTTAGAAGCGTCATTAACGAAGCCTACAGGGGTAATATCGGTCCAGGTGTTGTCGTATAAGACATAAACTTTTTGTCTTGTGCCGACAGCGAGAACGGGATTACCAGCATTATCTGAATAAGCGTGCATCCCGATGGGTTCACCATCGAGAGCTGTGGCTCTTAATTTGGACCAGCCACCTATAGGTTTTAGGTAGCCATTTTCAAAACGAA